AAGCAGACCCGGTTGCCGCGGGGAAAGTAATCGCCGAGGCGTTATCGGTTAATCCATCGGTCGCGCTCGCCGCGGTCCAGTTGGCGTCCAGGGGATTTAGCGTCTGACGAGCATAGCCGTTCGCATTCGCTACTTCGGTAATGGTCGCGCCGGTTTGCGCATCAGTGGTCGCCGCGGTACACAACGCAATCGACAATACGCTCGGTTTTGTAAACGACGCCGTACGGAAAATATGCGCTCGAACCTGACCTTCCAGATAATCACTTGCTGCTGCCATGAAAACATCCTTTCTACAAAATCGCTACCGGAGTAGCGGACACAAAAAACGGAGTCAAAAACTCCACCGTATCAACGTAAGCCAGTTTGCCGTCGTCGGTAATTTCCGTCAACGGATGTGTATGTCCCAATGCCGGGAAGTCCGTTCCCGCCGCCGCAATCGAGACAACGCCTGCGTTGCTTTTGAGAATCCCCGGTTGATTCACCAAGGTCGAAAGCGCTTGCTCGTTCGGCAACTCGGCGCTAGGAGTCTGGGTGATGAACGTCGCGGTCAACGGGGCGCTGCCGCCCTCCGGTGCGAGCAGAATCCAACTTGCCGCGCCGACCGTCGCGTCCTCCAAGATATAGACACGGTTAAGCGTTACGTTGATCCAGATGGAGCCAGCGGAGTATCCGTCGCCCGCATCATCGCCGCCAACTCCGTTGATCGGGTTTCGCGTGGCGGCGAAGTTGTTTTTCGCCACCTGCGTTTGATCGAGTGCGCGATAGATACGTTCCAACGCCTGACGAGTCTCGTCGAGCGTTTTGACATTGGGATTGAAACGTACGAAACTCAAGCGAGACGCCTTTCGCCGACGATTTCTCTTTCTAGCGACATCGCCTCCAAAGCCCAGGGCAAAGCCGCCGTACTCGTAATACGAATAAAACACGCACTACCGCGAGCGCGGACGATTTCGACGTTCGGCACCGTCGGTTCGCTGCTCCCGGCGTAGGTGAACGTGTATGCCGGGACCGCGTACCGCGCCCGTTCCGCGCTGTCGCCCATGAGCACGTCGATCGTGAGAACGCCTTGATTGCGTGCAAATTCTAACCAAATCCGATGAAGCAAGCCGACGAACTGCGGTGAGCCAAGTTGGAACGGACCAAGCAAAGCCGTGGACGTAAAGGGCGTACTGTCGTCGCTGCCCGAAGCGTCGCTCGCTCGCCGCAGATACCCGTCGCGGCAGCCGAAGATCACCGATGGGACATTTGATCCCGCGACCGTGTGCACGCACATCGCCGTCGGTTCTTGATTGGGTGGATAGGTTTCCGGCCAAAACGCCTTCTTGCCCCAATCAAACCACCAATGCCCGGTCCCGCCGGTCGTTCGCTCCGTAAGACAAATATGCACGCCCTGATGCTCTATGTCGTACGCAAGCTGAACGTCATAGCGGGCCGTGTCGATGTCGAGCAATTCGGCGGGGAGCCGTTCGCGGGAAACGCGCAGCGGAACGGAGTTAGGGCTTGGACTGAACAGATACAATCCATCCGTACTCAGGCCGAGAATCACTTGCTCCGGGGTATAGCACCATGCGTACTTGTCAATGATCCCGATGTCGCGGCTGATGAGGTCCGGTACGGGATTCAGTGTCGGATCGCCACGTTGAATCATCGTGGAGCGATAACCGGCGAAAATACAATAATCGTAACTATGAGGGATAACCGCCGTCACCGCGTCGCTCAACTGAGAAGCGCCTTCCGCATGAACGGGATCATAGGCAACAGCCTCATCTTCCGTTTCATTGGCATAAAGATAATTGTCTGGATCACCAATTTTGCTAAAATAAGCAACGTGCGGGAATAACGGATCGCCGGACCAGATGAGTCGATCGCGCCACGCGGAAACAATGGTGCAGCCGAGCGGGTACTGGCCGGGCGTTCGGGCAACACCATTAGCATCCGGCACTTCGCCGATCGGCACAAGTTTCAGTGTCATGGCCGACGAATCAAAGACTTTCGGAGCACGACAGATACGATAGGTCAGCGACGATCCGTTCTGCGGCGGAGTCGGGAAGAGCGTGCCACCCTGAATTGTGAGAGTAGTCGCCGTAATACCAGTGATGTTGTAAATTCCGATCGGCGCGTTCGTACCCGACAGGATTTCCAAACGGTCATCGTCCGCGTCGATGCCGATGGAATCGAATGGCGTGGCCGTGGTAAACGTCGAATCCGTAAAGACGGCCCCCGCATTGCTGCCCGTGGTTCCGTAGCGGCGCAGGGCGTAGTCCGCGATGTAGAGCTTGGCGAGTCGATTCACCGAGGATAACAGTCGATCGCTCGCCAGCGTGCGCACCACCGCACCCGCTGTTCCGAGTACGGCCATAGTCCCGTCTTTTTTCTCGACGTAGATGAGTCCATTGGCGGAGGATACCAACGTGCGCGACGGAAGGTCGGAAGCCGCAAGGGTGGTGGCAATTTCCGGCGTGTACCAAAAAGAGAACGAGTCTGCGGACGCATCCACGAAATCCTTGGCCTTGAGCGCCAGACCGACTCGACCGCCGACCGGATTGTATGCGGCACTGTAGTAGGTGATGACCGGATAAAAGCCGCCCGAATCCAAGTAGCATCGAATCGTCTTAAAGGCGTCGATGGTCATTTTCATTCCGGCGAGCGGACTCGTTGCCGGTGACGACGTACCCGTAGCGACTACCGCATCGTTCAGATACAAGGTCACGTTCCAGTAGGTCGCCGTGTGCGCGGGCGTGGTGTATAGCCGCTCCACCTTCATCCGCAGCCCGGTGGTGTAGACCGGCGTGGTGTTCGCCATGTCCATCAGAATTGAAACAGCACCGTCAATCGGAACAACGACGGTGGTAAGCCTGACTTCCCGATACTGCGATGTGGAAATCAGATAATCGGGTCCGGGCGCAGCGACGGTAAGCGAAAAATAAGCAGTGTGCAGACCATCGACGACCGTGGTTTTCGCCAACCCACCGGCGGCGACAATGATTCCCGACGACGCCGTGCCGTCCAGTGTCCCGCCGACATCGGCCCAAGAGTTCGGCGGCGTTGTATCAATCGCGGTAAAAGCATCAAGCACAGACGTTTCGGCGACGGGCACTGCCGTAACAAAGTCGATGTTGCCCGTGAAATTGCCGCCGTTGCTCTCGAACCTAAAACCCGTGGTAGCGGCGACAATATCTTCGGTATAAGTACCATTCGCTGATCGCGTTCCGCCCGCAGCGGCGGAGGTTCCCAAGAGAACGCGCACCCCGCCCGCGCTGTAAGACGACACCGTGTAGGTAACGCGATAGATCAAGCCGATAGTCAATGGTGCCACGGTCGCGGTCAGAAAGCCGGTGACGTTGCTGCCAACTGCCACGCCACCGGCGACAGACCATCCGGCCCCCAAGGTCCAACCCGTACCGTCTACGAACGTGCCGTTGAGGATTGCCTGAACGACGCCCGTTCCGGTTGGAAGGGTTCTACAGACATTGAGCAAACGGCATTCTGTTGCCATTACACAGCCACCTCGTAAGTCACCTCCACGACCGCCGCAAGGTCCGTCGGGTCTTCGATGTTGAAGTTCGATGCATAGCTATTGTCGATACTTTCATCCAATTTCTTTAGAAGCACATGAAGATGCCCGGAACGAGATACGACTGCATCCAGCGCCAGCGCGGTGATGTCTACGATCGTGTTGTGTTGCCCGCCGCTGGTAGCCGGGAGATAGGGTGACGCACTGATTGTGGAAAAATCGCCGCCTGCTAAAGCCCACGTCAAAGACGTTGTGTATCTGTTCCACGTCACCTGCGTATCAACCCATCCGGGCTGCGTGATCCGATTCGCCGAGAAAAGCGTTTGTCCTGCGGCTCCCTGCACGCCAACCAGCGATCCAATTTTGAAGTTCGCGTGAGTTACGGTGGCACCGAGAAGGCTCGTCAGGTTGAAATAGTAAAGAGAGCGATACCGCCAGCCAGCGCTTGCGTTGTAAGTTCCGGTGAAATGATTCCCGCCTTGTACGCCATTCGGGTCTTGGCTGAAAATGTACGCATCATTCTGGACCTCGAAAGGCCGCGTGAACGACTCCACTGCAGCCGCCGTGCTCACATTCTGCGCGAACGCCTTCACCAGCCCCGGCCTTGAAGCGAGGATCGCGCGACCGTCGAATGTGGATCGACCTCTTACATTCGCGGCATCGCATAAGGTGAACGGCGGCTGGCTTTGGAACGCCCACGCCCGATCGAGGCCCGCGAGAGGGGCGACTACTTGAATCGTGTTGCGTGCCATGCTACAAAGCCCCCATGAGCGAAAAAAACGGAGACAACGCAGGGCCGCCATACGCCTTTATCTCGCAAGGCTTCGCCATCCTCAGCCAAGGGCAAGTAGCCGAAACTCTTGAAAAAAATGCCTTGATCCGCGGGAAGGACGACATTTCCTTGGGCATCTTGTTTAAGAAAATCGCCGATGACTTTCGCGCATGGAGTAAGCAAGTCGAACCCGGCGGTTTGTTCAATGCCCCCGAAGCCAACCTGCGGATCATTCGCCTGTCAATGTTCGCACCCGTCGCCACGTCCCTATCCGATGCCGCCCGCAAGCAGGCCGAGGCGGCGAAAGAGCCGATCCCGAACGATCGCTTGAAGATTGCGTTGGAGTAGTTGCGCATCATCCGGCCTCTTTTAGAAGTTGAAGCTGTTGACGAGCGTAATTACGGTCAATGTTGGCGGCGTGTTTTCTCGCCCGAAAGTCATCCCAATTCTCGTGGTCCTGCTTCTCTGGTTGGTATTCGACCGCTTTACGCCAACTCTTGATTCGTTTCATGTCGGGCTGTTCCATCGTCCGCACATTTAGTCCGGTGGCCGACAGCAATCCCAGAATGGAACCCCTGCTCCACCCTTCTTCTTTAAGCGTATGCGCCACATCGTCCGGCGCAATGGGAACAATGGCCTCCCATGCGATGTCCTTAGCGCTCATTTCATCGCCGAGATAGTCTGTGCCGCTTACGATGTTCCACGCGGTCCCGGCTCCGGGCGATAACGTGCTGCGAAACCACGAGGAAACAACATCGCCCGCCGTACGTTCGCCAAACTTCGTTTTGCCGCGAATGGAAACCAGCCGCCCGCTTTCCTTGGCGGTTTTCCCGGTTACGAGCCTCGCGCCAAGCCGCACGACTTGCGCCAGTCCCGCCCACGGATCAATCCAGGTGCGCCCAATCCGCAATCGCAAGCCTTTCCACGAACGCGGATCAAGCGCGTATTCCCATCGTTTATCCGGCCCCGGTGGACCAAAAAAGCCATAAAGCCCGGCACCGATCAGACTTAGGGAAGCGCCAATCCCCATCGCCGTGCGGGCATATTCCTTGGCGATGATGCGGCGCATTGTCGGATCGGACGCTTTCAATAATGGATGCAGCGTCAAAGCCTGAAACCTTGACGCCACGGCGCGGGGCGAGAAAAAGGCTCGGTTAAGTCCTTTCGCGGCTCGCTCAAATTCGCCCAATGGCCCGCGACCGCTGAAAACCTTCACGAACCTGGCCGCATCAGCCGCCGCCGCGTCCCTGGCTTCATTCGTTCCACCTTTTTTGTGCCACACGCTCATCAATAGATCGAACATATCGGCGCGTAGTTTGTTCAAGTAGACGCGATAGCTTCGTTCGCTGGCTCCGATACCGGGAACCTTAGTAACGACGTTGGATGGATGGGCTTCTTCCTCGCCCGGCTCCAGCATCATGTCGTGGCGTCGATAGTAGTGCGCGTTCTCGCGGGAATGGATTTCGTTCATCACCGCCGATTCTTGCGCTCTGCCGATTCGTCCCGGAGCCATGACCTTAAACATGGTGCCGAAGTTCTGGATCGCAACCGACGGATGCCCCATGCCGATTAGAAATCCCTGTCGCCCGACCGCTGAAACGTCAAACGTGGTTTTCAGCGATTTAAGCATGTCCAGCGGCATACCGATGGAATAGTCAAGCGCCTTCGCCACAAGCGACCGCCGCTTCCGTTGGTCTTTCCTTAGCCCTTGTCGCCACCGCGCCTGTGCTTCCTCCAAATCGAAGCGTGCAGCTTCAACTGCTTTCGATACCTTCTTGGGCACGCGGACTTTTTTGGAATAGTCGCCACGGGCAATCTTGTCCTCGATTGCCGCCTTGCGCTTGGCGATCCGAGCAAGTTCCTTATCGCCCAAACCCGCCTGCGCGTCGTTCCACGCCTGTTCCCATATAGCTTGCGTTTTCGCAAAGCGTTCTTCGCCGAAGCGGGCCTTCACGTCCGCGTAGAAATCAGCGGCCCCTGCGCCGCCTACTTTGATGTAAGCCTTTGCCACCTTGACACCATCGGCGAGCAGTTGCGCCACCTGCGGAACAGGGTTGGCGAAAGTGACAGAATCCCAATGGGACAACACTTCTTTCCACGTCGCTTCCAATTCCTGCTTGGCCTTGGTGGTGCGGCGCGTACGCGGTTGCGCGGCGCGAGACTGCCGTTCTTTGACCATCGCGTCCATCTTGGCCGACAGGTCATCGTATTTCTTTTGGAAGTCCGCGATCTTGGCGTGGGCGTCCTTGATCTGCTCAACGGAATTAGCGTCAAGGGTTTTAACGCCGAGTGCGTTGCGCTTCATCGCAGCCATTTTGACCAGCGAAAACATTTCATTCGCCAGCATCTTGCGGGCATTCAGGCCCCGCGCGGTTTCCCGTCCGACTGCCTTGTCCACGTCGTACAGTTTCAACAGTTGTTTTAGCAGGGCATCTTCGCGGACGATGTGTTGATCCAATTCGATCGGGTCGGTGATGGCCTCGCGCTGTATCAGTGCCTTATCGTATTCGTTTTGAAGTTCGATCTGCCGATGTAGAAGCAGCGCATCGTCGAGGTCGCCAATCGCCTTTGGATTTTCCTTGAGCGAGTCGATCAAACCTGTTACGCGATGGGGGTCGGAATCGGCGATGGCGCTGGCCTCATCCCATACCTTCTGGAAGCTGCGCTTGGCCTCTTCCATCGCAGGCGGCAGACCTCGCGCCTTGCGTTCTTCGTCCACCACGGCATTTTTGATGCTTGTCGGCCCAGATGGCTCGTCAATCGGCAACTTCCCCTGCCCCGGCACGTCGGGCAGGGGTTCATCCGGCGGTTTCGGGGGCGGCTTACGCCTCAATGACTTGTTGCGAGTCGCGTCGATCGCTTCTGGCGACAGCAGTTGACCTTGCCCGCCCGCTTCGGCAAATCCGTGGGGTTGGCCCAGCAGGTCTACTTCGAGGCCGAACGACTTGGGGGCTTCTGGACGTGCTGTTTCAGTTGACGGAGCAGACGACGCCACTGTTGCGGCGTCAGCTTCCGCCAAGGCTTGTTTGACTTCATCGAAGGCTTGTCGTTTGGCATCATTCAGCCCCTTTACAAGTGTAGCACGATTCAGGGCGTCCGCAACCGGCCCCTTATAGCCCGATAATTTGTCGTATAGGAACAAGCTAATCGCGGCTTCGTCGCTTAATTTGGCGGCTTGCTCCACATCCACGACCCCGGCTTTCCCGGCTTCGATCATCGCCGCGCGGTCGGTGTTGGACACAAACCCGAATACCTGCTTCGCGTTACGGAGTTTCTGCCGCACGTAGGCCGAGATTTCCGCTTTACGAGCAAGCAGGTTTACCTCTTGTACGTCCTCGCCGAAAAGAGTCTGTTCCGTCTGCTGCGTTCGCGGCGCGGTTTTCGCCAGACGGATCATTTCCCGTAGGACTTCGTTGGTCATCGACTTCTTGGCAAGAATGTCCGCGATTGCTTTTTGATCCGCGTGATCGGGAAGCTCTCGGCCGATAAGCGCGCCGCGCTTGGTTGTCATGCGACCCGTGGCAACTTGCTGGAAAAGATCGTCGCGTAAGTTCGTAAGGCCGACGGCTTCCCGCGCGGTGTAGTCCGTCAGGTCAATGTTTTGGTCGGCAAGCTGCGAAGCGGTCAATCCGCTATCGCGCATAAACTTTGCAGCGTCAACAGGCGTGCCACGACCTTCCGCAATGTTGATTAGCGCACCGAAGGCACGCGCCTCTTCGGCGGTCGGCGCATCAATGGCCCGCACGTCGATGCTCTTGACCCCACTGCGTTTCGCCAACGCAAGGCGATGATGACCATTGACTACCCAAGTCTTACCCGTCTGCGGATCAGTCCAAACCGAAACAACGCCCGCGAGTCGCGGATCGAATTGCTTTGCGCCCTTGAGGGACTTTCCAGCACCTTCAACATCCACGCCAGTCTTGAATTGAAACCGTTCGGGATCGACGCCGATTTCGCTAACTGGCATCGAGCGTACTGGCGCACGTTCCGCCGGTATCTCCGCCCCCGTCCCCTTCTGCCGCTCGACGGGCTTCAGGTCTGGATATTCCGCGAGGACGGCGGGCGGAACGGGTTTGCCTTCGGCGACTGCTCGTCTAACGAGCCATTCGTGAGCTTTATCCTTATCAGACCATTCAGCGACGCGCTTTGTCCAATCTTTTCCTGATTCAGCTTCGCGTCGCGCAAGATCATGGGCAAAATCTCGATAGTCGTTCAATCCCTTATTGATGGCATCTTTAATGCCCTGCTTTGCAACATAAGGAGCTTGTTCTTCTAGTGATAAGGCTTTGAATTTGGCACTCTCACGATTAAGCTGCCACGAAATATTCGTTCCGGTGAACTCGGATATCTGCATCTCCCACGGCTGCTTCGCTAATACATCACCGACGGGGGAGGCTAGTACAGGCTCGACTTCGGCTTTGGGGACTTGGGCAAGCTGCGGCCATCCCTTAAAGGAACTCGCCGTACCTCTTGCGCCAGTCAGCCTTTCGCCTTCAAATGATTGAATATCAGGGAATTGCCGCTTTAGTGCCCTAGAAACGGCAAGCAATTTTCCAGTTCCGAGTGTGCCAGCATCGGCAACGACGCCTGCAATTCCTTTGCCCGCCGTCGAGCGGATGCCCTTTGGCAAAAGAACGCTCTCGACGGTAGCGACGCCGTTCGGCGCAAGGAGAAATTGAACCTCAAGTATTGGTTGCCCATTCTCTTGAATGGTCGCGTCGCGCCTGATTCCACCTTCGACTTGAGATTCCGAATTTAGTACAGCGTTGACTTTGGCTTCTTTGCCTTCCGCGCCTTCTTCGGCGGCTTGGGCTGGGAGGGCTTCCGGGGTTTTGATTTCGACACGTTTGTTCTCCTTTATCAAATCGCGGAATTGATTCCGCTGTTCCTGTTCGGGCAGCTTCTCGCCAAGTTGCTGCCCGGTTTCCTCAATGACTTGGCGCATGGGACCGCGCTTGTTGACCGGCCCTTCGATCTTGGCGATCGCGTCCGCGGATTCGGGATACGCCCTTGCATACTCTTTCGCACCTTTCAGCGTCAACAATTTCTTCGCGGTGAATCCCGCCAACTTCAATCCGCCGATCGTTCCGACCGACTGCGCGACATCTTCCAGCGTAGGCGCACGCTCTTCGAGAAGCGCTGGCGCGACCGCAAAACCAGCCATCTCCGCAGCAGTACGCCGAACCGGACCTTTCAGCATCGAAGCCGGTCCAAGAGCCGTCGCGCCAACGAGCGCGCCCTTCACGAAGCCTTCCAACGGCTTCAAGGCGTCCACGTCGCCCGTCTCCACGTAATGCTCCAATGGCGCACGAACGGCGTCGTAACCGCCAAGCGTTACAGCGGCTTCGATGGTTTTGGTGACGACCTTCGGCAACGCTTTCTCGCCAAGCATTTGCGTAACAGCACGCGTACCGAACCTTTTGACCAACCCCTCGACGACTATTTTGCCCGCTGCAGCGCTCAGACCGAACAACGGGAAATCAACAAGAAGTCCACCGACCGACGTGGCAAGATTCCCGGCAGGACCGAAATCCGCCTCTGGTGTTTCGATCCCTATACCTCGTTCGATAGCACCGGCAATCAGGCCGGGCACGCTCTTACGCAAAGTGGCTTCAATTGGTCCTGGGACCGCATGGCGGAATGGATCGGGCAACGGGGCTTGGTAGTCCCCCATCGGAACGCCAGGGCGATTCACGCCCGGCGGATTTAGACCGGCCTCCAAATACATCTCACCCGCCGTATTCGCGGCCCCACGGGCGACTGATCCCAGAAAAGCGTCAATGCGATTGCCCAACGGAAGCGGCGGCGCGGATTCTTCTTGCTCGTTCCCCAAGAATTCATCAATGCGTGCAAGCAGTTCGGGCATCAGCCGCCACCCAACGCCCTATAGAGTTGGACCATGCTTAGAAATTGTGCGCGGTCATCCGGGTTCATCTTTTCGACGCTGCCGTACTTATTCATCATCGCTTCAATCTCCTGGCCGAGATTTTCCACGGTTCCCGATTCGATCTGTTCCGTCGTCATGGGCGGACCAGTTACTAAAGCCGCTGCGCTTCTTGCTTGCGCCGCAGGCTTCTCTTCCGGCGGCGGAGCATCGAGTTGATCCACGAGCGCCTTATTTTTCCTGACGCGATCCAGAACTTCTTGATCGGTAACGTCCGGCAGGGTGGGATATATCGCCTTCCCCTCTGAATCAGTCAGGCTTAATTTGCTCTCTTGCTCTTTTTGGAGTTCCTTGCGCGCACCTTCTATTTGCTTTAGTCGGTCTTTGAAATCGTTCCCGTCCTCCTTATCCTGCTTGTTCTCGTCTAACGTGCCGTCTTTGTTCCAGCGGTATTCCTTGCCCCTGACGGTGACGATTTGCGACTCCGCCTCTTGCTCGCTCTTGGCTTTTCGCACGGCGGGATCGGGTTCAAACATCCAAGCTGGCGGTACTTGCTGCCACTTCACCGTCGGCTGGCCGCTCTTCTCGCGTTCCACGGACACTTGCCAGTTGCCGACCCTGCGCGGCTGACCTTCGGTGACTGCGCCAAGCCCCTCGACGTTCATGGTCACAGCCTTCTTGGGCACGCGCTGCGGATTGCTCAGCAGAAAGTCCTCGCGCTGCGCTACTTCCGCGAGCATGCGCGCACCTTCCTCCATCGAGATCGGCGGCTCGCCGCCGCCCGTCGGCGGACGCATGTTCTCGACGATCCACTCCTTGTCGGTCTGTGTCTGAGCGAGCTTTGCCTGATCCGGCTCAAAATCGAATAGTTGCGATTGCAGCGCCGCCGCTTTGTTGGCCCGCAGATGCGCTGCCGTCTGCTCGAATTCAATCTCGCCCGCCAAGGCGACATCGCGCCGTTGTTCGGTTTCGCGCGCGACGCCAAGCTCCTGCCCGATCGTAGTGCCGTTCTGACTTGCTCGCTTCGCTACATCGCCAAGAGTAGTACCGGCTTCGATCGCAAGTTTGCCAAATGCCGCCTTGTCCTCTTTTGTGGGCTGATAGCCGTAGAGGCGTTCATTCTCTTTGTACTCGACGATTCCCGCCGCAGTGGTCGCCGCCGTGCCAATGGCCCCGGCGTAATCCTTGTCCGCAAGCTGTCCACCGATTTGACTACCGAGCGCCGCTCCGGTCAGAGTTGGAACAATCGCACCTGTTAGCGCAGAAGTGCCCGCTGCCGTCAGAGCCGTACCGGCGGCGAAGCCGGAACCCGCACCAGCGGAAGCCACGGCGGCTGGAGCAAGCGCAAGTCCGCCAAGCGCGCCGGCGACAAGTCCTACAACCGTGCCGGTCGTCTTTTGCTTTTGCTTGCGCTCTTCGTATTCGCCGATGGAATGTTGCAGCCGATCAAGCTGCTTCTGGCTGAGGAAATTAGACCATGCTGTCGGAAACGGCCTTTCGATGAATTGGGGCATAGCGTATCACGGCTTGAACTGCGGTTGAACCTGAATCGGAGTCGGCTGGCCGGGCGGAATCAGCACATTCCGGTCGAGGGCCCCGATCCGCGTCTGAGCCGCCGAAAGATTCGCAGCAATCTGACCCTGGCCGAACGTGCTCTCCACGCCCAAGAGCCGCATGAGGCGTTCATCATTTACGCGGCGCAGTTCGTCGCTGCGGCCACGTTCCACCCCAAACCTTACGCTCGGCGCGACTGTTGATCCGCCGATGCCGCGTGCATTGAGTCCGGCCATCGCCGATGCGCCCAACTGATCGAAACGGCGATTTACGTCGGTAACTTCCTGATCGGAAATGCCGCCCACTAAGCCCTGCGCCTTGCGATACAACTGATTCGACATCCCGGTGATGTTCTGAATCGGACCAAGCGAAGCGGCGGACTGATTGAGTGCCCGGTTAAATGGGTCAATCTGTTGCTGTTGAAACTGGTCGAACCGCTGATTGTAGAAAAAGTCTTGCAGCAGGTTCGCGCCCAAGCCGAACAGCGGCGCGCCGACAAAATCAGGTGCAGCCATACGACACCTACCGTTTCTACGTCGCCAGCTTTAGGGTTTGCAGGTCGTCGATGATCGCCGTGATGTTTTTCTTGAGAATCAGCACGTCGTCGATCAGCGCATTGATTGAAACTTTCATTTCCGCGCATGTGGCGATGAGAATGTCGCGGTTCGCGGCGGTGTCATAAGCTCCCGCCGTAGCGCCCGTGCCCCCCGCAGGCGTCGCTCCCGCCACTGCAACAACCGTTGCCGCAGGAACGGTGCGCGAGGCTGTCGAATACGTCTGCGTATAGGCGGTCACACCCGCCTGACCACGCCGTGCGTCGATTTCTTCCAAAACATTTGCAATAGACATCAAATCACTCCTCGGCGCATCGCGCCGTTCAAAACCTATTCGTAAAAGACGTTCAACGTCCCGGTGGTCCCCGCTTGGCCTGGATCGGCCAACGTAACGACAATGGCCTGATTCAAACTGTCGGCGTCATACAAACCATAAGGAAAGTAGAAGCTGTACACGTCGAGCACTTTGGGCAGCAGCACTTCCCATACGGTTGCTCCTGCAATCGCCACCGTCAGCGTCGCCACAACGGGAACAACCGCGCCGCCGGAATAGCTGCAATCAATCTGCCGAATCACATGACGGTTGTTCGCTACGGCGGCGATCGTCACGACCGCCGCCGCATCCGCAGCAGGAGCGTGGCGAGCCAGCTTGATCGCGTCGCCTTGTACGGCCTCGACCGGTAATCTCTCGTACATATCAACCTCTCGTCAGTTGTAACTCACGCCGCCCACCGTCACCGAGTCGATGCCGGAGTAGTAGTCGTGGTAGTTGTCCTGCGGCTCGGAATCGCCCGCGATCCCGACCGTCGCGGCGCGGATCGACCGCTGATCCCGGCGCATACTGTCGGCCAGCGCCCGCTGATACTTCGCTTCCTCCGCCCCAGGCCCGTCATTGAACATGGCCTCCGCCGCCGACGTGCAGGCCAAGCGCAGCGTTTCGGCGTGCTGCATCCCGCCGTAGGGATACAGCGTGGTCAGCAAGGCGTTGGGATTCACCAACTGCCGGAATCGAACGGTGTAGTTGCTGTCGGGGATGGGCCATGTCAGCATTTCAAAGCGCTGGCCGGTCACACCATCGGTCGTCAAAGGCCGAAACGCCACGTATTCAGGCCGGGCGCTGCTGGTACTTCCCTGCAAATAACCGCCGACAATGCCTTCTGCCGTGATGGTCAACTGCTTGACCCAACCTTCGTCGTTGGAGAACCGGACGCGGTTCCCGTACACACCGCCGAAATCATCGGCCAGTCGATACTGGCCGTTGGGCGTGATCCTGAACAATCGACTCGAATCCGCCGCCGCCGTGGTATTTACGGTAATGATCGTCGAGGACGTATAGCCGGTAATCGTATAGGAGTTCCCCGCCGTGAATGGCGCGCCGGCTACCGCATCGAATACGATGCTCTGCCCGATCATGGTCGGGAAAAACAACGCCGTCGTCGCCGTAACCGTGGTGGTCAGGCCCGCCTCCGCCGTTCCGTTCACCGTGCCGAACAGCACGGCGGAAACGCTCGGATACAGGAAGCTCCACTCAAACGAGCCGAGAAACTTCCTGTATCCGGCGTTATTGGCCGCAAGAACATGAGAGACTTGCCCAGCCGTCAGCCCCTCTGCGGCGTCGGCCTTGCGGCCCCAGCCGAGATAGAAGGCCGTGGAACGGGCCAAGTCCTCAAACGTCAGGGATAGCGTGGATTCAGCCACCTACAGTTCCAGCATCGCCACGCGATACCAGTCGATCGTCATGGCTTCAATGTCCGTGACGTTCATAATCGCCGCCGTGAACGCCATCGCCACGTCTTTCGGGAACGTGGCCGCGTCCATATTGGCCTTAGTGACCTTGGTGGCGTTCTTGTCGTTGTTGGCATAAACGGCAATCTTGTGGCCGTTCGGCCAGAGCGGGTTGTAATGGAACCCAACATTGATCCACGTCCCGGTCGCCATCGTCGCCACCGTGGTAATCGGAACCTGGACCGTAGACCCCTCTTCCTTGTAGGTTAAGTTTAGGATCGTCGGAGTGGCTTCGAGCGTCGAGAAACCGAAAAAGTCGTGATCGGTCATCACGCCGCTGGTGGTAATCACCGTACCCGTTGCGGGAACAACTGACTCTTGAAAGCCGATGAAGCTGTTGCCCGCGAATACGGCGGCGGTCAGCTTGTACCGAGCCTCAAACCAGATTTCGTGGGGATTGGCCGTTGTCGGATTGATGAACTCGATCATCGTCCCGATTCCGCCGGAACTCTGAATGATCGCTTCCTGATCCGCGTCCGCGTCCACGGTCAGTTCGGCCACTCCGAACTCATCAACCAGATTGCCCTTGATGGTCGCGCCGGTGGCGGCGTACGAGGCGTACAAACCCGTAACCGCGGTTGTAGACAAGTCGGGGAAGTTCTCGAAATCCTCGTGTTTGGCGATTCCCCGCCGCGTACCTTGCTGGATGGCGTGCCACGGGCAGTTATGCCAGATTCGAGGACTTGGACCGGTATCGACTCGCCCTAGTGATTGTGCTTCGCGCATGATGGTTTCTCCTATCCGGGTGCGAGCCTCAGCTCAGCACCACAAAAAGTTCCTAGCTCTCGCCGAACGGAGCGCTCTTTGCGATGACGCCAAGCCGACGGCGAATGGGGCAAACCCAGTTAAAGGTCACGTGCGTTTCGATCCCAATGGCCGTTCGCTGCTTGGGCAGCGGAGCGGGCGGGTATTCCTTGAACCGCCAGCCGCGCAAAAACTTGGGATACAGGTAGCTGTGGTTGATGACGTAGATCGGATCGGCGGCTGCGGCAGCCGACGTATCCAACTGCGGAACCCAGACCAGCGGCGTGCGCTTCAGGACGGTATTGTCCATCGACGCCCCGATGTCGAACCCCAACTGATCGTTTTGGTTCGCCGCCATCGTCTCCATGTCCTGCAACACTTCGTTGCCCATATACATCCGGTTCTTGCCGGTCTGCTCCGCCTTCACGTTTACCGCAGGCCGGAAGTTGATATGGCGGATCATCTTCATCAGCTTCACGCCCAAGTCGGCTCTCGTTGGGTTGATGTAGGTATCGGCCCACGGCACGTACTTGAGATGCGCGGACGGCGTAATGCCCGCCACGCTGGTATGACCGGCAGGCAAGCCGCTTCCGTTGAAGCTGCCCAGCGCCGTCGAACTCCACGGCACGTAGTAGGGGATGCCGCGTTCCAGTAGATTGTCGCCGGACGCGGGCACCTGCCACGCGCCGCCCTCGATGTCGTTGGACACCCGCTGCCACATCGCGGAACGCTGAACGTCCATATCGTCCACGATCTGCGCTTCGCCGCTGTTCATGGACACTTCATGCTCGTCCACCGCGAAGCCGTGCCGAATATGCCGCCACGGAACCGTGCCTTCGGCCAGGTGCTCGCCGCGATCCACGTCGAAGTCGGTGTAAAGTCCGTAGTGGCCGTCGGCGTCGCCGGGATCATCCGCCATGCGGAAGGTGCAGGACCGGCCCGTGCCTTCCTTGCCTACCCCGCCCTCCATCATCATCCGGGCGATGGGGTAGTCCTGAATGTCGGCGAATTCCTGATACCAGACCCCTTTCTGCAAATCCGAAAGGGTTGAGATCAACAGGTCAGGAATGTCGCCTGCCTCAATGTTGATGGTTGCCATTTCCTAGTAATTCCTTATTTTTCGCATACCCACCTTCCAGGTGTTCTCCGCCTGCTCCCTGGGGGCGGCGGGCGGACGTTCCTGTTTGCCGGGTCGCTCGGTGTGTTGTTTCGCCCGCTCTTTCATCTTGCCGTTCAGTTCCGACAACTGCCGCTTGCGGATTTCGTCGGAGTAAACGGCGGCGTGGGCGCGTTTGAACAATTCGGCGCGGGGAAGGTTCTGCCCGAATTTCGAGGCATACACATCCCGGAGCGCAAACGCCTGTTGCAGGAGTTTGCCGCGCTCCTTGAACTCCTTGGAGTTTTCGTTCAGGTCGAGCGTTGCGCCCTTCCCGAATACGTCATTCCACTGCTCGCCCATTCCAGCGAGAAAGCCGTCGAACGCCTGAATCTCCATCATGGTGTTCAACGACCGTATCTGTTGTTCTCGTTGCTGATCGCGTTCCTCGTACGCACTGAGTTTTTCCTGAAACTGAGTCTGTAAGCCCTTGAAGGCGTTGATGACCGGCTCGCCCACTTCATCGGGGTCGAGGGTCAACTCAAAGGGCTGGGCCGCGACTTCCGCCGCCGGGGCCGGGTTCGGCTCAACGACGGGCGGGGCCTGCGGACTTGATTGCGTCAGCAACCGGCGGTCGAACGCCGCGAACATGTCCTCCACTCGCTGCGGGTCAATACCGGACAAGTGCTCCTTGCCCAACCCGTAGCTTTCGGCCCGCGCCAGAAACGCGGGGTCGATTTCCGGCTCCGCTTCCACCTTGGCTTCCGGCGCAGCCTTTTCCTCTGGCGCGGCTTCGGGAGCCTCCGGCGTCTCTACCGCCGTCTCCGGGCCGTATTGCGCCTCCGTCCATCGGGCCGACGCGGCCTCGACGGGACTTTGTTCAACGTCAACGGCCTCGGTTGTTTCCGGCGCTATCGTCTCGGTATCGGGCATGAGCCAATTCCTTTCAAAAAGGGGCGCAAAAGAAAAGGACGCCGTGTCCGTGGCCCACGATGCCCATTGTTCGTTTGCAAAACGCCCCGATGATCAGTCAGGACGCCGCCCCTCAGTTTTTCGTAAGTCGATTACGACTCGCCTAAATCATTACGATCCGTCTTACCTTGTCAAGCTGCCGTCTGCACGTCCGCGTTCATCAGCTTTTCCACCGCAGCGTCGTCGTTCGGTTGCGCTCCAGCCTGGACCGGCCTACTGGTCGGCGGTTTGCCGACCGACGCCTTGGTGCCCGGCACCACGCTTTCGGCGTTGGGCGCGAAACTCACCAGCTTGGCCAGTTCCGGCTGATTGACGTATTCGCCCAGCAGTTCCGCGAAATACGCATGGTCGAACACCACCGGCTTAGTAGCCGGAAACTGCATCGTTTCCATAATCGCCCGGCTGGACGCCAGCAGCGACGCCGCCTGTTCCTCGTTGCTTCGCATGGTCATGGAACCCGGCACGATGTCGAACTCGAACTGGATCACGTCCCCTTCGCGCTCTTCCGGCGTCCACAGACTTTCGACCGGCCTGCCGCCGACCGAGCGTGTCACTGTTTCCTGCGTCATGGGGTCGTGCCAGATGTACTGCGCCCAGTTTTTGAGGATTTTTCCCGTTAACTTATAGACCTCATTGCGCATGTGGCCGACCATCTGACCAACGCCCTGAGCCAACCGCTCCTCCTGGCCGAGCGTACCAGCGGAAACGCCGGTACCGGACTGCGCCCGTAGATTACCGGCCCGCTCGTTGAACAAGTCCCGGCCATGCCGGGCCGTGCCGAGCGTGTGCGGGCTTACCCCGCCCTTGACGCTGCGCTGCACGCCCTGGGGATTATCGACCTTAACGAACTGGCCGTCGTACGCGGCCTTGTGGGCTTCGGCGTCCGCCTCGGAGTCGCCAGTATAGGTCCAATACTCCGCCTGACGATCCGCCTGCCTGAACACCCGCCGATAGGCCCGGTTGTTGAAGTCGTGGAGGTCAAACAGCATGGGTGCCGGGCCGGTCGGAATGATGGAGCCGAGCAATCTTGAAAACCGCAGATACAGGTACGGCCCGCCTTCCGGCCCGTTGTAGGGGATGATCCGCAGCGGCTTGGGGATCGCCATCACTTCATCGGGGATCGTAACGATCACCTGCTCTTGGGGCAGATAAAGGTCCAGAAGGTCCACCCAATCATGCAGCGTCTCGGAATAGGCGCGCTTGCCTTCGCGGGATATCGTCTTGTTAGGACCGAGCATGTCCACCACGTTCTGATCGTAGTTCGGATTGTCACGCAGATAATCAAGACGGCGGCTGTACCCGTCGCCCACGAAGTCAATCTCATCCTCGCGGCTTCCACGAAGGTCGATCACGAAGTTGTCCAGGCTCACGGCATCCGCGTAAGGCTTGCCTACGTCATGCCAGTGGCCCTCGATCTCCATTCGATCAGTGGACGCAAGCCCCACCTTCATAATCCCCATGCGGATCAACGCATCCTGCACGCAATCCTGCAACGAGAGATAGAGGTTCGTTTCAACGATCCGCTTCTGCAATTCTTCGCGCAGCATCCCGGCGGTGCGCTGTCGTTTGTGGTTGACGACCCGGCAGGTGGGGTTTTGATCGACCAGCGTGCGGGTCAGGGTGCCGAACAGTTCGTCCAGCGAATTGATCGGCATTCTCTTATTACGGGCGACGTTCCTTGTGGTGTGACAGGGGCCGGTCAGTTCGTCGATGATGAGTTGGCGGTTCTCCACCATCGGCTTCATCTTGGTCCGCGCGTATTGAACACACCGGACGAGCCGCTCCATGCTCTGCTCGTTTTCGGGATCAAATCCTGCCATATCTACGCAATCCTCACCCTTCTGTGGCCGGATAGAATTTTACTAACGTGGGATTGATGTATTCCAAACATGCGAGCCAATTCCTTTTGTGTCACACCCACCAAATGCAATGCCCGCAATCTAGATAATTGTTCATTGTCGATCTTCACGATACAACGAGGGCCGCCGCCCAGAATCCGATAGGCGTGCAAGTTGTTTTCGCTTCTCGTCACATATTCCAGATTCGATGCGCACGGATCGGAACGATTACCATTTCTATGATTGACCTCTTTTCCGACCGGACATGGACCAAGAAACGCAGCGGCAACTAGACGATGAATCGCCATGCCTTTCGTTTTGGCGTCACAGCAGAAACGTACGCATGGGTATCCATCGCGCCGAATATACGGTTTTAGCGGCCTGCCACGGAAAGTGCTCTTGCCAGGCTTATCGCGGCGCACCCGCCCCTGATCGGACACAGAGTACCAACCTTCAAAACCGACGACTGGTTTCCACGTCTCATCACCCATAGTAACTCTGCTTGTCTATAAGGCCATACGCGCGATACAGCTTCTTGAAATGGCTCGCGCTGCGAATCATCGGATCGCCGTTCTCATTGAACTTCGTGGGCACGCCCCGCGCCGCCGCGTCCTTCTCCGCTTCCTTACGGTCCAGCGGATGCACGCCCAACGCCCAACTGGCATGATCCACCCAAGCGTCCGCAACGCGCTCCCGCGACGGAACTTCCGTCACGACCTGCATCGTCGAGTAGTCTACCAGACGAACCGTCCTGACTCCGCCTCGGTTGTCAATTTCACGGACTATCATAGTCGTAATCCGCCGGATCGCCCTTTTGGCTCATGTAGATCATTTGGCCCGATGGAAACAGAAGCGATTCCGCTGTTTGTTTCTCGGCAGCATCAACCGAGACCGATCCACCGGAACCATCCTCAAAGGCAACTCCGGCTTTCAAGGTCCGCGTAACGGAATCGTATTCAAACCATTCGCAGCCGATCAGGTCGTCAGGCATTACGTTGCTCCCGCGTGCTCGCGCTTCCACCGGCGGCCCTCGACCGTACGAAGGTCGAGGGGGCGGGCGTTCCCCTGCATCATCCGAATATTGCCCGCCATCTGATCGTCAACAGCAGCCTCTCGTTTGGCGACGGCCAACGCCGTCGTGCGCCGACCGGAACGACCCGCTCTATCCGCCGCCGCCGAGGCTGCGCACCGATCTTCCATTCGAGCAACAGCTTCCCCTGAAAACGTCGCCAGCAATCCGCAAAGCTCCGCGCCCGTATAGTCAATGGCCTGCCCGTCGTCTGGCGGGTCGATCAGCAAAGGAATCAAAACTTCGGCGCGATACTGCCCGCCGTCGCCGTGCATCCGAACTGACACGACCGTAAGGCCGACCGACTTCGCCGCTTCCTTGATGTGCAAAAAACCGTCCGTCAGATTCACCACGTGTCCTCCACCAACGCCTCCTCCATCGCCTCACGCTGAGCTCGCATCACCCTACTATAGCCGTCCTTCTCCGCTTCCCGCAAGGAGACCGCTTTTTTATCGCTCCTCAGCAACTCCCAAGCCAGACAGTCCGCCATCCAGGCGTCGCCGTGGTTCTTCTTGGCCCCGCCGGGGTTCCCCTTGTCCAGCGAGTCTACGTGCTCCACCAGCGAACTCGCACCCAACTGGAACGCAAAACCCTCTTTTAACGCCTCTCGGTCCCGGCAGATCGCCTCCCCTCGGAACAACGCCTGACCGTAGTTGGCGCACAGATTAAGTTTGCCCTGGCCCTCGTAAAACAACCCCGGCATGGGCCGACGCTTGCCCTTGTTCTTGCCATGGCCCGCCACTTCCATCCAAAAAAGGTTCGGGCACTCACCGCCCGCCTGTGCGATGAGTTCACGAAAGCGCAGCCCAAACGTCGAACCGTGCGTGCCGCCCTCGAAAATGACCTTGACGTTTCCGCCCCCGAACCACTGGCCGACGGTAAACGCGACCTCCGCCAGCCGGTCGGGGCGGTAGTCCCGGCGCATCCAGCGGAACACCTTCTCCCGCAGCACCGCGTCCCACACCGAAATCGCGCTGCACGTCGCGCTCGTGCCCGCCGACACGTCCACCCCCATGACGCAACGGTGCACCGAAGCCGAGGGGACGTACTTGCCCCTGAGCAGCGTGAACTCGCACCACAGCAGGTAATCACCGGACTCCGCCTTAGCCCACTCGTCCGGCTCAAAGGTGAAGGCATCGCAGGTCAACCTGCCCCGGTGCAGCGGCACCATGCCGTAATGGTCGATATACGTGGTGAGCGAAGCCGCGTCGTAGAAGG